ATGAAACACTCTGGCCTCCTATTGAAGAGGCGCTGATCAAACAACTCGAGGAAGTTTTCCCCGAGAAGTGCCCTGAAATCACTGCATCCGACAGAGAGATCTGGACTTATGTCGGATCACGCATGGTGGTTCGCATGTTGCGAGCCATTTATCTTGAACAGCAGAACGAGGCTTGACCTATGTGCGGAGGTGGTGGCGCGGCTCGACAGGCTCAGGAGAACCGCCAGCAGCAGGAGCGCCTGGCGCAACAGCAGATGGAGGAGCAGCGGCGGCAGGCCGAGGCCCTTGCTGCGCAGCAGGCCGCCCAGGCTGAGGCGATCCGCCAGCAGCAGGTTGCTCAGCAGCAGGCCTATGAACGGATGATCGCGGAGCAGCGTGCCGTCCAGGCTGCACAGGCAGAAGCCCAGCGTGTGGCCTACGAGCAGCAGCAGACCCGCGCAGCACAGGCGCAGCAGGAAGCACAGGCTCGCTACGAGGCACAGCTCGCTGCACAGCGCACGGCACAGGAGGCCGCGGCCAAGCAGCAGGCGGATCTTGTTGCTCAGCAGCGTGCTGAACAGCAGGCCCAGTACCAGCAGCAGCGTTCCGACGAGGCCGAGCGGTACCAACAGATGATGGCGCAGCAGCGTGCTGCCCAGGATCGGGCCATGGCCGAGCAGACTGCTGCAACCGAACGCGCCCGTGCTGAAGCGCAGGCCCGTGCCGAGGAGCAGAAGCGCATCGCCCAGGCGCCGCCTGCTCCGCCCCCGAACCCCAGTGCATCCAGCAGCAAGCCCACCCTGGAGATCACGCCCACCATGCGTGGCGCTGGCCGTGGGCGCCGTCGCATGCGCACTGACACTGGTCGCGCAGGCGCCCCGACCGCTACCAGCCTGTCCATCCCCGGCGTGTGATAGCCAATGGAACTGAACCTCGCTGCCAACGTCGACCGCCAGTCCAAGCCCTAGGGCTATGGCGAGGGGAAGGCTGCCGCCAAGTACGCCCGGCTCTCCGGTAACCGCAACGCCTTCCTGCAACGGGCACGGGATTGCAGCAAGGTCACCATTCCAGGCTTGATCCCCGACGAGGGTGGCTCAGACCGCGGTGGCCTCAAGACTCCGTACCAATCGCTTGGCGCCAGGGGTGTGAACTACCTGGCCAGCAAGCTGCTGATGACGCTGTTCCCCCCTAACAGCGCCTTCTTCAAGCTCGAGGTGGACGACCTGGCGCTGCGCATCGCAGAGCAGGGGGCAGAGGTGAAGTCAGAACTGGATGCTGCCCTGGTGAAGGTGGAGCATGCAGTGATGTCAGTGCTCGAGACCGCCAACGGTCGGGCCTCGATGCACGAAGCGTTCAAGCACCTGCTGGTCGGCGGCAACGTCCTGCTGTACGTCGACACCGATGGCATCAAGGTCATCCACTTCAACCGCTTTGCTGTGACCCGTGACCCGATGGGGAACGTGGCCTGCATCGTGGTGGAGGAGGAGGTGTACCCCGAGGTGCTGCCTGCCGAGTTCTACGAACTGGTCATGCAGGCACGCGACGAGGAGGACGAGGAGGAGGGGCACAAGGAGAAGGCCCTCAAGATCCACACCTACATCGAGTACGAGAAGGGCAAGTGCCACTGGTACCAGGAGTGCAAGGGCAAGGAGATCCCTGGCACCCATGGCATGTGTGATGCCGAGGTGTCGCCCTGGATCCCGCTGCGCTTCAACCGTGTCGACGGTGAGGAGTACGGCAGGGGCTACGTCGAGGAGTACCTGGGCGACCTGTACGCCTTGGAAGGCCTGTACCGGGCCATGCTCGAGGGCACAGCAGCCGCAGCCAAGATCCTCTTCCTGGTCAACCCCAACGGCACCACCCGACCCCGCACCCTGCAGAACGCACCCAACGGCGCCATCGTCCAGGGCAATGCAGCTGATGTGACGGTCATCCAGTCACAGAAGCAGCAGGACTTCGGCATCGTGCTGCAGACCATCGCTCGCATTGAGGAGCGCCTGCAGTTCGCCTTCCTGCTGAACACCGCCATTCAACGACCAGGTGAGCGGGTGACTGCGGAAGAAATCCGCTTCATGTCACAGGAGCTCGAGGCTGGCATCGGTGGCCTGTACTCGATCCTCACGCAGGAGCTGCAGCTGCCCCTGGTGCGCAGGCTCATGCACCTGATGCGCAAGCAGCGCAAGCTCGCACCGTTCCCCAAGGTGCAAGGCAAGTCCCTGGTGAGTCCCAAGCCTGTTACCGGACTCGAGGCCATTGGCCGCGGCGACGACCGCAACAAGCTGGTGGACTTCCTCTCTGTGGTGAACCAGGCCCTGGGTGCCGAGACCATGAGTCGCTACATCAACGTGCCTGAGGCGCTGATGCGTCTGGCTGCGTCGGAATCCATCGACACCACCAACCTGGTGAAGACAGCAGATGAACTAGCTGCTGAAGATCAAGCTGCACAGCAACAGCAGCAGCAGATGATGGAGATGCAACAACAGCAGGACAACCTGCAGGCTGGCCTTAAGTCGCCAGCTCTGGCCAGACTGACCGAGGGTTATGTCCAACAACAACTCGCAGAAGGAGGAGCAGTCGATGCCCCGCTCAACCGCCCCGAAGGAAACCAGCCAGCAGCAGGCTGATCCAACCTGTCTGATTGGCAAGCCTGCCGATGTACCTCAGCCCAAGACTGAGGAGATCACCATTGGCAAGGTGGACCGCAAACCGGAACCACCCGCTGCACCCACGCCTGTCGTCTCCACAGATGACGACGGCACCATCACCATCAAGTAACCACCCACCATGCCTGAAGCTGTCACCTTCGTAGAAAAAGAAACCCCGGCACTCTCCCCCGAAAATGAGGAGATGCTGAAGGCCATGCAGGAGCCTCCCGCCGAGGAAGCGCCCACGCTGCTGGCCGGGAAATACAAGTCCGTCGAGGACCTGGAGAAGGCCTACAAGGAACTGCAGACCAAGCTCAGCCAGCCAAAGACTGCTGAGCCTGTCGACACCACCGAGGAGGCCGAGGAGGCTGCACCCGAGGAGGAGGAAGAGGACAAGGAGGACAAGCCTGCTGCCAACGCCCGGGAGATCTACGGCGACCTGATTGGCTCCCGGATGGAGGAAGCCAACATCGACTTTCAGTCGATGACGGACAGGTGGACATCCACCGGCAAGCTGGATGATGGCGACTACGACGCCCTCCAGGGGGCAGGCTTCACCCGTGACATGGTGGATGCCTACCTCACTGGCCTGAACTACAAGGCCGTGCAGGACTCTGCGCTCACCGTGCAGGAGATCAATGCCATCAAGCAGGAGTACGGCGGCGAAGCTGAGTATGCGGCCATGCTGCAGTGGGCTGGCTCCAACCTGTCCAAGGAAGAACAGGATGCGTTCAACCAGGTGGTCAACACCCAGTCGTTGAACGTGGCACGCCTGGCCATTGCAGGCCTGCATGCCAAGTACACCGCTGCCGAGGGCCGTGAACCCAAGCTCATCGGTGGCAAGACATCCAAGGCTTCTACGGATCGCTTCGAGAGCACAGCACAGCTGACTGCTGCGATGGCTGATCCGAAGTACAAGACTGATCCTGCGTATCGCCGGAAGGTTGAAGAGAAGCTGGCTCGCTCAAGTATCCTGTAGGCTTGAAGAGCAGAAAGCAGAAGAGCCCCGGTCCCCAAGTCCGGGGCTTTTTCATGCGTGGAATAGGTGCTTACACTTCAGACACCTAGACCCGCTCACTGAAGCGACGGCCCTCTGCGGAGGACACCCCCAGTGGAAGGGAGACAGAGGTCGGGTAACAACCCAACTTCTCTAGGAGTCCAACAATGGCTGCTCCCAATTTCGACGCCTCGCGTCTTGGTCTTGTCAACAACGCAGGTGGTGGCACCTGGGCTGGCGACAACGCCCTGTTCCTTCAGATCTATGGCGGCGAGGTTCTCACCGCGTTCCGCAAGGCCACCGTGTTCGAGAGCCTGCACAAGGTCCGCACGATCAGCAACGGCAAATCGGCAAGCTTTCCGATCATCGGCCTCAACAGTGCTGCGTACCACACGCCTGGCACCATGCTCACCGGCACCCAGGTGAAGCATGCCGAGACCGTCATCAAGATCGACGACAAGCTGGTGAGCCAGGCCTTCGTCGCGGACATTGATGAGGCCAAGAACCACTACGACGTCCGCTCTCAGTACACCACTGAGATGGGCAACGCACTGGCCTACACGTTTGATAAGAACGTGGCAGCCCAGATTGCCAAGGCCGCTCGTACTGCCACCAACTTCAACACCGACCTGCCCGGCGGCACCCGCGTGAAGATCGTGGCTGCCAGCAAGAACGCCATCACTGGCGCCCAGCTGGCCACTGCGCTGTTCGCAGCAGCCCAGGCCATGGACGAGAAGAACCTGCCTGAGAACGAGCGTTACTGCGCTCTGGCTCCGGCTGAGTACTACAAGCTCGTCCAGGAAACCAACGTCATCAACCGTGACTGGGGCGGCCAGGGCGCCTATGCCGATGGCACCGTGCTGAAGGTTGCTGGCATCTCCATCATCAAGTCGAACCACCTGCCCAGCACCAACCGCAGTGCTGCAGCTGGTGAGAACAACGACTACAGCGCCGACTACACCAGCACTGTCAGCCTGGTCTGGCATCCCAACTGCGTCGGCACTGTGAAGCTGATGGACCTGCGCACCGAGATGACTGGTTCCGACGTTCACGCTCTGTGGCAGGGCACCTTCATGGTGGCCTCCATGGCGCTGGGCACCGGCATCCTGCGCCCCGACTGCGCGGTGGAGATCTACACCGCCACCACCTGATCCCGTGTCTCTCGGGGGCCTTCGGGCCCCCTCTTTTTTTCTTTCCACCCCGGAGCCACCCATGGCACTGACGCGCACCACCTTCCTCGAGGCCGTGAACATCACGCTTCGGATGATGGGCGAGGCTCCCGTCGACAGCGTGGACGGTCAGTTCGGCTACGCCCAGCAGGCAGCGGACATGGTGAATGACGCCAGCCGCAAGCTGCAGAACGAACCGTGGACGTTCAACACCGACTACCAGCGCAAGCTGCAGCCCGATGGTGTGACCAAGCAGATCAAGGTTGGCAACAACGTGCTGCGGGTTGAGCTCAACCCTTATGACTACCCGGACTTCGAGGTGGTGCTGCGCGGCGACAAGCTCTATGACCGCCGCAAGAACACCTACGAGTTCACCCAGGACATCGTGGCGGACATCACCTATGTCCTCGACTGGGATGAACTGCCTGAGTACGCCCGGCAGTACATCGCAGTGAAGGCAGGCCGTGAGCTGCAGGAGATGCTGATTGGCTCAAGCGACCTGACGCAGATGAACTTCAGCAAGGAAGCTGAGGCTCGCACTGCCTTCATCGAGATGGAGACAACCATCAGCCCGCACAGCATGCTGAGCGGGAACCCCAACCTGGCTAGCAAGTACCTGGGGTACGTCCCATCTCAAGCACTCCGTCGCTACTGATCCGATGCCTCTTGTCAGCAGCACGATCCCCAACCTGATCAACGGGGTGAGTCAGCAGCCTGCCGCGCTGCGCCTGGCTTCGCAAGCCGAAGCTGTCGTCAACTGCATGTCCAGTCCGGTGGAGGGCCTAAAGAAGCGGCCCTGCGCTGAGCACATCAAGCAGCTGTTTGCAGGCAGTGCTGGCACGGGTCGTCCGTTCTTCACCATCGTGGACCGCGATGGCGTCAACGAATACGGAGTGCTGCTCCAGGACGGTGCCATCAGGGTGTTTGACCTGGACGGCACCTTGAAGACGCTGACCACACCAGACGGGGTGGGCTACCTGGACGTGACCGGCGAGCCCAGCCAGGCGTTCCGTGTGGCCACCGTGGCGGACTTCACCTTCATCGTGAACCGGGAGAAGGTGACGGCCATGCTGACCGGGGCTGGCGACAAGAGCCCCACCTACGGCACCAAGTCGATGGTGTTCGTGAAGTCAGCCCAGTACAACACCACTTACAGCGTCACGGTGAACAGCACCACCGTGACGTACACCACGCCTGTGGTGGGCAGCGGCCAGCCCAACACCGTGACCATTGCCAGCAGTCTGGCCAGCAGCCTGTCGTCGGCCCTGGGCGCTGGATGGACCGTCAGCTCGACGGACTACATCATCGAGATCCAGAAGAACGACGGCACCGACTACACGCTCAAGGCCACTGATGGCTTTGACGGTGCATCCATCCGCGGCATCAAGGGTGTGGTGAGCGCCATCACGGACCTGCCGGTGATTGCCCGGCATGGCTTCATCGTGCGCATCCAGGGCGACACGGCCAGCGACTTTGACGACTGGTACGTGAAGTTTGAGACCAATGCAGGCAGTGGCTTTGGGGAAGGCGCATGGGTGGAAACCGTGGCGCCTGCCATCAACTACAAGCTGGATGCGACGTCCATGCCGCATGTGCTGGTGCGCAACCAGGACGGCACGTTCACCTTCAAGAAGTACGACTGGGGCAACCGGCTGGCAGGGGATGAGACCACTGCCCCGGACCCTTCCTTCATTGGCCACACCATCCAGAACATCACGGTGTTCAGGAACCGGATGGCGCTGCTGTCGGATGAGAACGTCATCCTGTCGATGGCTGACGAATACGGCAACTTCTTCCCGGAGACCGTGCAAACGGTGCTCGACTCCGACCCCATTGACCTGTCAACCGGCGGCAACCAGGTGAGCCTGCTGCTGGCTGCAGTGCCGTTTGCCAGCACGCTGATGCTGTTCAGTCGGCAGGGGCAGTTCCGCATGGACACCGGCTCCCTGACCGCTCAGCCGCTGACACCCAAGACGGCCAGCATCACGGCGATGACGGCCTTTGAGCTGCTCGATGGTTCAGACCCGGTGGCAGTGGGTCGCACGATCTTCTTCCCGGTACCGCGTGGATCGTATGCAGGCCTGCGGGAGTACTTCCTGCCGGATACCACCAGCCCGGTGCCTGCATCGGACGAGGTGACAGCAGCAGTGCCTCGCTACATCCCCAGCGACATCGTGCAGATCACGGCGTCCGTGGGTGAAGAGATCGTTGCGGTGCTGAGCAAGTCGCAGCCCACCCGCCTGTACATCTACAAGTTCTTCTTCCAGGGCGATCAGAAGCTGCAGAGCGCCTGGTCCTACTGGGAGTTCCAGGGCGCCAAGTCGATCCTGGGCATGCAGTTCCTGGGCAGCGACCTGTACATGGTGGTGCAGTACAGCGATGGGGTGTACCTGGAGAAGGTGGTGTGCCGCCCGGAGAACATCGACCCTGGTGCCACCTACGAATTGCTGGTGGATCGCAAGGCCAGTGAAGCCAGCTGCACGGTGGCGCTGACCAACCCTGCAGGCCTTGACGTGCAGTCGACTGTCACGCTGCCGTACCCCCGCTCGACTGGCGCCACCTACGTGGTGGTGGGTCGGGAGTATGCGGGCAACACCATCCAGCCCGGGCAGGTGATCTTCCCCATCTCCCAGGGCAGCAACACGTTGGTGGTACGTGGCGACCTGACTGCTGCGAAGTTCTGGGTCGGGGAGCTCTACCCCATGCGGTATGAGTTCAGTACGCCGTACCTGAAGGAGCAGCCCACAGGCGGCGGCATTGCAATCATCGGAGGACCGAAGCTGCAGATGCGCACCTGGACGGTGATGCACGACAAGGCGGCGCACTTTGAGCTGTGGGTCACACCCCGTGGCCGCACCACCCGCAAGCACCCGTACAACGGCCTGGTGTTGGGTGACCCTGGCGCCAAGCTGGGCCAGGTGTCGCAGCTGGTGGGCAAGTTCCGTGTGCCCGTGATGGCGCAGAACATCGACACCAGGGTGGAGATCTATAGCAACAGCCCACTGCCGTGCCGGGTGCAGTCGGCAGAGTGGGAGGGCTTCTACTTCTCCCGCACCAGTCGTCTGTGAATCCAGCTGCGTTCACCCGCCCCAGTCGGCCATCAGACATCCCGGTGGTGGCCGACAACATGCGGCAGGCGGACATTGCAGAGCTGGCAGCAGGGGACGGTGCAACACCCAGGGATGCGCTGCTGTACTGCCTGTTGCATGGCAGGCCTTGCATGACCATCTGCAAAGGCGACGACACGCCTGTGGCCATGTGGGGCGTAGTGCCTGCAGGTCACCCAGTCGGTCGGGTGTGGATGCTGGGCACCGATGAGCTGGTGCAGAACCCGCAAGTGCGGATGCGATTTCTGCGTGGAGTGAAGGAGCATTTTGCAGTGCTGGATCGCCAGTACGCTGTGCTCTGGAACCGTGTGGATGCACGCAACACCATTCACATCCGATGGATCAAGTGGATGGGCTTTACCTTCGTTGCCGAGCGACCAAACTACGGGGCAGAAGGTCGACTGTTTTTGGAGTTCTGTAAGGCAAGCCCATGTGCGCTCCAGCTGCTGTAATCGTCCCCATCGTCACGTCGGTCGCATCCATCGGCCTGGGGATTGCGTCGGCGGTCAGTGGTGCTCGAGCTGCTGAGACTGCTGCTGTTGCTGCGCAGGGAGCATCGCAGTACGACTTCATGCTGCGCCAGGGCCAGGCGGATTATCAGTTTGCTGAAGCGACGCGGCAGGCACAGTTCCAGTTTGGTGTTGAGCAAGCCCGGCTGGACTATCAGTTCGCTGAAGCAACGCGAGCCCAGGAGTATCAGTACCAAGAAGCGAACCGGCAGATGGAGTACCGATTCCAGGAGGAACTGCGTAATTCAGAACTGCAGTATCAGAACCAGTTGATGGCGAGGGATTACGAATACCAGAGCCAGTTCCTGCAATACGACTACGCCCGCGCCGAGCAGGTCAGGCAGAACGAATACAAGTTCGCTGTTGAGACCCAGCAGTACGAGATGCAGATGGCCGAGCAGCGCCGTCAGCAAGCCTTCCAGGAGTTCCAGGTCCAGCAGCAGTTTGAACAGCAGCAGGGTCAGGTGCAGATGAACCGTGCCTACGAGGAGGCCCGCCGCGTTCAGCAGGAGGACGTCATCGCACAGAACGCAGCCTTGGCTGGCTTTGCGTATGAGAACGAGCTGCGCCAGATCGACCTGATGTACATGCAGGAGGAGGAGGCCGCATCGCAGAAGAAGATGGCAGCCTCTCGAGATGTGGCGCAGGCCCGGGCTGAGATCCGCGCATCGGGCCGCGTCGGCAACACCGTCGACAACCTGATTGCTGATTACAACCGGCAGCAGGCCATGTTTGATTACGCCACCAACCGCAACCTGGCGTTCACCGGCATGAGCCTGCAGGAGCGCAAGCGTGGCTCCCAGGCGCAGTACGCCGCTCGCATGGCATCAGAGCAGCCGTACCTCAAGCAGCCAATTCAGGACGCCATGCGTGGCGCATCGTTCGTTGCAGGCTCTGGCGTCGCACCCATCAAGGGTGTGGTCGGTGGTGGCGTTGCACCGCTCATGGGCGCAGATCCCATCCGCGGCAGCGTCACCCGTGGTCAGGCAACCAGGGGCCAGGTCACCCGTGGCACGGCCTTCATGCCGACCATCACTCGCGCTCCGGTGTACCAGGGCTTCCAGCCCCCTGGTGCCAACACCACGGCCTACTGGCTGCAAGGCGCAGGAGCAGTCGTCAGCGGCATTGGCAGCGTTGTCAACGCTGTTGACGGCTACAAAGACTGGAAAAAAGGTCAGCCCGGTCGCAAGAAGTAACCCATGGCACGCCCCTCTCTCGGCCCCGCCTACGGGGACATCGACAAGGCCACACCGGCCCGACTGCTTGGCGGTATCCCGCAGTCCAACAGTCAAGGTGCTATCGGCACGCAGTCGCTGCAGGCACCGGTCCTACAGGCCGTGTCGCAGCTTGTTGAGACCTTCAGTGCACCAGGGCGACTCAACACGCTGAGGGCCCCTGTAGAGCTGCCTGGTGCCCCGCAGATGGGAGCGCCCCAGCGCATGGTGGTGTCGGGTATCCCTGAAGTGGGAGCTCCACTGCCTGCATCCCTGCCGCGACCACCGCAACTGCCTGGCTCGACCGTTGGGTTTAGCCAGACCCAGGAGCAGGTCGTCCAGCAGAACAGCGTGATCCAAGCGCCGTACATGGCGCCCAACTGGACACCGTTCACCAATACGGGTGTGCAGCGATCTGCTGAACTGCGGCAGCTGTCGCAGGCACTGGGCAGCTTCAGCAGCTACTTCGATGACCTGAACCGCCAAGTCGCCATCCGTGAGGAGCGGATCGACAAGAGAGCGCAAGGCGCAGGTGGAGCCCTGGCCGCTCAGGCCAGCCAGGTGGGGATGTTTGGCAGCCTGCAGGAGTTCCAGAAGGAGCTCGAGAAGGGTGTTGCTGAAGGCCGTGCGGGCTATGCGGAGATGCTGCAGCGATTCCAAGCCGCTGACCCCCGGGCCCTGCGGTACGCAGCAGTCGGCATCCAAGACGCCTATGTGAAGAACAGCCTGGCCACGCTCAAGGAGCGTGTGAACCAGACCAAGACGTTGCTTGACGGTCGTCCTGTTGAGACCGTCAAGCCGGAAGACCCGGAGTTCCAGCGGATGATGACGGCCTTGGCGTTCCCGAAGGGAATGTCAGGCCTGATGCCTGAGGTGCTGTCGGCCAACGGCCAGCAGCTGCAGGCCATCTATGGCTCGATCATGTCCGACCAACAGAAGAAGGTCGGTGGGTACAAGACACAGAAGGCCAAGGAAGGCTTGGCTGCTGTGCGTGATGGCAACGCTGCACAGCTGGTGAATGGTGGACTGTCGACTGCGCAGGTCGCCGCCAACCTCACTGCCGCCCTGGATGGCTTCTACAGCTCCAGCGGTCAGACGTCTGAGGAGTACCAGAAGGAGAAGGAAGGCTTTGCCAAGGGCTTTGTGAAGTCCGTGCTGGCAGCTTCTGGTGGCGATTGGAGCAAGGCCAAGCTCGCACTGGCCAAGGTGCCTGAGGTGCTGGCCCAGGTGCAGGCTGGACCCAAGGGCCCCGATGGCAATGCACCCCTGCTGCTTGAGCAGATCGGTGGCCTCGAGGGTCTGTACGACATCACCAAGGAGCTGCGAGAGCAGGTGCTGGCAGAGCAGACCCTGCAGGACAACATCAAAGGCCGCGAAGCGCAGGAGCAGGTGGAGGTCGACATCCAGGCTGCTTTCACGCCAGACGTGCTGGCTGACCCTGCACGGATCGACGTCACTGAGACAGCACTGCTGGCCCGTGGTCGTCAGCTCTATGGCAATGACCCAGAGATGGCATTGGCCTACGAGGAGAAGGTGAAGAAGCACACG